ACCCCACTGATGAGGGGTAGATTGTTGATCCTGGACTAGTGAAAATTCCTGGGTATACTGCGATATCCATAAGTTTTGTATCAATAGTATCAGCAGGATCCCAATCAAAACTAGTAAAAGCGGACCATCGAGAAAATATGGTTGAAAGAGCCATCTGATCCTCGGAATCGGGCGCAAAACATCCACCTGCGAGTGGTGCTGCGCACTGGGGATCCAGTGCCAACACGGGAGCTGTATCAACTCCCTTGGAATGAGCCATTCTGCTCGCCGCTGAAGGTCTAACGTACTTAATAGCAAGTTGTTGATGAGGCCTAGATAGACCCCATAAATGAGCAGTCTTAGAAACTTTTTCCATAAAATTCTTACCTTGCATAGCAAATCGACCAATAACAGGTATATCTCGGAACATGCCAAGCGCTGAAGCTGTGGCAGATGATATCGAAGAAATGAGACCTTCTTCTTTCGTTTCTTCCTCTCTAATTTCATCTAGTTCTTCCTCGACTGGTTTATCCACACTGTCATCTTTGTCATTCGATTTGTTTTTACTGGAACGCTTTTGCTTTCCTTGAGCTTCATAGACAATTTCTCCTTGTGCTGTCGGGATAACCATGTCTACATTCTCAAAATAAGCTTGAGTTGTTATGGTGGCGTTAGACACCACCCCATTGCTAGTTCCTAAATTTCTCCAATTCAAAGTTTTAAGTGCTCCAACTTGTTCAGATCCTGGATAGCCATCGAGTACAATATAATCCTTATGATATACAAAAGGAATCTTAAACTCAAGCGTTTTACTATCGGAAGGATTTAGTACAAATTGCAATGGCCTTTGAGAAACAGATTGCAATGATTCAGCTAATTCTCGAACTCGTAAAGTGGGAAGGGGTTCCCAATAAACTTGGAGAGCTCCATAATGGAAATTTGTTGCATTAACTTGCATCCTAATAACCAAATCAGCTCTAAATAATCCAAAATTTGCTATTTTCTTATTAATAGCTGGATTAGTTAGTAACAAATTGTAAACATCCAAATCTAATGACACTCCTGATCCATGAGTCCAAGTAGCTTGGTCTACGATAACAGGACGTGAAAGAAAATTTGATAATGATGCATTGTCGTGGCCCTTAAGGCGCGCAACATTTCTTTCATCTTCAAGGGATGGACCCACAACAGGCCCTCCGTCCGTGAATGTAACAATTCCTTGCACTTCATTAGTGGGTGAATCATCCGTAGGATCAATTTCCTCACTTTGTGCTAAAAACTGTATCGGTTTTGTTTCGACTCCTAACCCTTCGTTAGAAGTAGGGAAATTTAGCTTTCCAGAGCTGTAGGGTATTTCAGTTCCCTGCATACTGTGTGTCATTCTTCGGTGACACTCCTCGTTAAATTCTTTGTTAACATTATTATTTACATCTTTATCGGG